TCTCCACCTCATCATCCCATTTCAATAAGTACTCATAATTTCTGGAGTACTCGTTGAGTTCATTACGAATAACTAGGAGACGATATATATCGTCTCCTAAGTAATGATCGTAACATGGAAATAGTTTGAAAGTCACGTCACTACCACAAAGTGGTAGTCCGTTAACTCTTAAAACACATTCAATCGCTTTTACCATCATATTACTATTCATAATAAATTCCTTTCTGCCCGTCTAGCCGATGGCTCAGCTTTAATATTTTATGTTTGTTACACTTAAATGATGTATATATATATATAAATTCATTATACGGATTTATCTATGATCCAAAGTATACTAGTTAGGATTGAATGTAGGGTTTATCAAACAACCAGCAGTAAAATTAACAGTAACTGGAGTATTGACTGGAACCTTTGCACTAGGATCATTTTCAATGTCTACTACACCTTCCCATGTTGCGTTATTCTCAAATTTAGGACTAATATAGTTTTGAGTCTTAACTATCATTGGTGGATTAGGTTTACAATCATTAGCATTTACAAAAGCCATATTACCATTAGTGGTTGCAGAATCAGTTCTAGGTTCACCTTTAGGTATATATGCCATTAATGATGGAATATACATTGGCATAGTTTCACCTTGTTTACATGGTGATTGCTCTTTAATGGTTAATCCTCTATCATTTAACTCAGCAAATTTTTTACTCGACATTTTCGTTATCATCTATTATTCCTTTCTCATCAGTTAACACATCAGTACAACTAATATGCCATTTAATAACTTCTGGACTTATATCCTGATCATATTTAGACTTTATAAATTGAGATGCTCTATCCTCTATAGATAAAGTCTTGTCAAATAACATAGAGTATTTATGAATATTCTCAGGTGTTAGATAATCTTTACTAATAGTCTTCATTTTATCTATATGCCCATTCTTAAAGTCAAACTTAATATTCTTATTATCCTTTAATGATTCTCTTATAGATAAAATCTTACCATCAACATCTTCTAATCCATCAGGTATATTAAAAATATATCTGATATGAGTATCATTATTGATATCATCTAGTTTCTTACTAGACTTATTGATATCCGATATTATCTCATCATTAGTTTTATTAGTGATATCATCATATGAGTATTTAACAGTAACATATGATGGAGCTAAATCATTTACTATAAATTCTCTATAGTATTTATTATTTGATTTCTCAAAATAATAAAATCCTTTATCTGGTTCTTCACCAAAACACCATCTAGTAAAACTTCCCATATAATGCACATTATCGTTATAGGTACAATTTATATGATAATGACCAAAAAATACATCACCAGATGTTATCTTAGATAATTCTCCAGAGCTAAATGTTGGGACTTTAGCTCTTTTACCATCACTACTAGATTTCCTATTGATGAAAACTGCTGCTGGCATTAATTCATTAATAACTCCATGCCCAAATATATAGTCATAATTACAATCGTTATTAATATACTTATTGTAGTATTCACGTTTATTGAAGATATGCTCTTCAGGTATATAGAGTATATGAATATCATCTATATACTCATCACTAACAGTTTTAATTATTTTATAATCTATACCAGATGATATAAACCATCTCTCATATAATTGATACTGATTACATTCATGACTTTCAGTACCATATACTATTCTCAATCTTATATTTAAATTCTTACAATAGTCAATTAACTCACCTAGAAACTTAGTAGCATATAAAGTAGCAGTTTCATTTAATGATAATAGGTGGTCAAAGTAATCACCAGCTATAATTATAATAGATAGTGATTCTAAACTATCTATCTTACCAAATACATATTCAGATAATTCATTATACAATTTAAAAGAGTCGGATGCTCCAAAGTGAACATCCGACAATACTAATCCGTTAAACATATTTATCAGACTCCTTTGTTATAATTAAATAGGAGTTGATATCAATATTAAAACTTGTAACAAATACTAATTGTAAATTTTTCTTAAAAGGGTAAATAGAGGTACTACCTCATCTCCCCTCTTATTATATATTTAATATATTATTAATATAATAATTATATTTTATTATAAATAAGAGACGAGATTCTAAACCTCTACAGTTGTAGCTTCAGATCTTCTCAATCCAGCAATAGCTGTTAATACAGCATTACTATTTCCAGACATCTCATCAGTTAAAATATTTGAGATCATTGGATCTGGTGGGAATGTAATAGGAATCTGATTGAGTTCCTCTTTAGTAGATGCTGCTTTAATCATAGATTCCATAATCTGTTGACATGACAACAATGGATGTACAAATAATTCTAATTCCATAGCTAACATTCCTAATTGTTGCAATGTCCAATCATATGTGCATGGTTTACCACTAGCATTCCAACTACTCTTATAATTTGTATCTCCAACACTTGCATGAAGTTGTGCAATAGCAATAGCACTCATCAATAGAGTCTGTTTCTCAGCAGTGCAACTATAGTAATCTTCAGAGCCATGTGCACTAGACTTAATTGGATTTTTTTCAAGATACTCAGAGAAATTCTTCTTAGTCATAAGAATCATATAGTTTTTTAATTCATCTACAGACATCTTATCTGGATCAGGTTCAGCTAATGAGATATTTAACTGATTAACAACTTTATCCATCTTAGTTTCCAATCTAGTTAATCTCTCATCATATCCAGTAGACTTTACTAATGTTACTAAATAAGATTCTTTACCATCTTCTGATGAAATCAAATCAATAGCAATAGATTTAAGAATATCATACTGCTCAAATGTCTTAGTAACAATTCCATCTACGTTATATAACTTGATAATAGCTGTATTGAACTTAGATGAGAATTTAGCCTTAATCATATCTGATGTAGATTCATTCACTGTAAATTCAATAGCGTTTGCAGATACTCCTTTAATTTGGGTTTTAAATTCTCTTACACCATTATCACTGATCTTGAATTTGGTAGTATCATTTAATACGATAGAATATGTATCACTCATATTGAATGCATTATTCCTTTCTTGTATATATTTATAAGAGTATGACTACTCTTTATTAATATTAAGGTTTTCAAAAGAGACACATATTATTACCATGTGTTCTCATACAAGAATATAGAAAAATTAGATAAGGAGATCAAAAATTATGAGAAGATCAAGACGTATGAAAATGGAATCTAGGAGAAAGGCAGGCGGAGCATTTAAATGTATTACTGGATTAGCATTAGGTCTAATTGTAGCTGTATCAACTACATTCAGTAGTCCTAATAAGACAACCATAGAGGCTGAAGAAACAAAAGTCTCTACAGAGATTGCAGGTATAAAAATTAATAATCCTGTATATGATGACGCTACTAATCCAAAGCTTCCAGAGAATCTTAAAGCTAATGATGATCCAGATTCATTTAAGGTAATTGAACAAGTTCATTCATTAGAGGATACTATTAATCAATCTAATACAGTATCCATCAATATTGCTCAGGATAGTAAACCACTAAAGGTTGATAAACCTAAACACACATTACTAACATTATCACCAGCAGAGAAAGAAGTGTTAGTGAGAATAGTAGAAGCTGAAGTTACTGGAGATACAGCATATAAGAAAGCTACTAAAGAAGAAGTTAGAGAATCTAAGTTCCGAGTAGCTAGAGTTATCATCAATAGGGTTAGAAGTAATAAATTCCCTAATACAGTAACTCAAGTTGTATTTGATAAAAGATATGGTACTCAATTTACACCAACTTCAGATGGTAGATATTGGAAGGTTAGAATTACTCCAATGACTAGAGAAGTTGTAGAAGAAGCTCTTAATGCAGATATTAAAGATGATGTACCAGATGCATTATATTTCATGGTTGGTAAACGTGGTAAGAAGACACCAGTGTTAGTAGATAAGCTTAATATCTATTATTATAAATAATAGGGATAATTACTATTATTTAATTTAGCCTATATATTATTTATAGGTATCCCAGTACAATAAGTACTGTTTACATAGATGAACACATTATTTTATTAATTCCCTACGGGGAGAAGAAAGGAGGAGTCCCGATGACAACAGTCGGGACAAATAAGAGTATGGCAGGAAATGGTACATTAAGGTATGCGAACATTGGTGAAGAGGTTAACAGACCTATTATGAAGTTCTTTGATACGAACCAGATTCGTAATCACCTCTCATCAAAACTGTCACTATTAACGGATATGGTTAGAAAGTCATATCCAGAGTTAGCTGGTATTAAAAATATCCCATTGGATATTAGACCAGTTCCATTAAGTAAGTCATTTGCACCAATTAATGTAATGACTACTAATCTAGTTCTTAAAGATCAATTTGATGCATTGGTTAATAAGACAAGACTTCCATCATTCTTACAACCAGATGATGATGAAGACATGGAAAGAAAATTTATTGATGAGGTTCAGGGATTCTTTGGAATGTATGTATATACAGATGAAGAAATTGATGAGCTTTATCAGTACACAAAAGATGTTGCTAAGTTAGGAATTGATAAAGAGACAGCAAGAGTAGTTGCAGTTTCAGCAAGACCTAGATTATGTACATCATCAGATAATCATAATCGTGTGATCCCAAGATGCACAATTTTGATTGATCCAGTTAAAGTGTTTATTGAGTTAATGGAAAGAACAGATTCCAGACTTAAGTATGATGTATTTATTGAGAATTGTGAAAAGAGAAAGAAAGGGAGTTATGTATATACAGTTTCCTCAAGAGTATCTTATGATGACAATTCAGCAGGTAGTGGATTTGATAGAAGTTCATTAGCTGAACAGAATACAAGATATGTACAGCAGACATTTAAAACTGGACACTTCAAGCATGATAAGTAATACATAAATTTGGAATTCAATGCATTGGCTAACAACCTTTGCATTGAATTCTTTTTTACATAAAGGAGACTAGTTAAAATGAGTGATACAGCAATATATAATCTATCTATTAACTTCCATAGGTTAAAGATTAAGTATTCTCTATTATCAGATTATTTTGATAATCTACTTACGATAATGCCAAATGATAAGGTATTAGTATTCGTTAATTTAGATAGTGTATTTAATCTAATATTTACTACTAAAGACTCTGAAAGAATATTTACAGAAGATGATCCAATGAGAGATATGTTAGTAGTGGATATATTAAACTTAGCTGGACATTATAAGAGATTCTTTAGGAGTTCTAATTTAGAGACTCATGTAGTATTATATACTACAGATACAAATTCATTGATGTTTAATGAAACTCTTATCAATGATAATTATAGAGGGTATTATCTTGATAAATTTAATAAGATTCCTAAGTATAAATCTTTTGCAGCATTGATTAAAACATCATTAAAAGATGTAAAGAATTTATCAGAATTTGTTAATGGGGTATACTATGTACCAGCATTAAATATAGAGTCATCATTGATTCCAGCTATAGTATCTAAAATGGATATATATGCTGGATGGAAGAAAGTTATATTCACATCAGATTTATATGATAATCAATATAGGTATATGTCAGATTATACTGTATTCTATATGAGAAGACATAATAGTCTTAAGAAGGATTTGTATAGAATGGAAGATGTTGTTGAAGATATGCTTAAAAGAAATCTTAGAGATAGTGAGAAAGTAGTATTGTATAATAATAGATCTATTCTACCATTATTGATGTCTGTTAATGGAGATAAGAATCGTAGTATTAATGGTATAAGAGGTGTTGGATATATAACACTAATGAATTATATTAATGATGCTATTAGTGATAATAGAATAACTACAACTACTGAATCTATAGAGATAATATCAGAGTTGTTTAACGACTATATTAGAGATAATCTAATAAATAATTTCAATCAATTATTTCTACCTAAGAGTATTATGAGATTAACTGATACTCAAAGATTATCAATAGTTGATTATGCTACTAAAGATAGATTTGATAATGATTCATTAATTAGATTAAACTCTACTAGATTCTATAATTATCAATTAGATCTGGAAGCGTTAACTAGATAAACTATTGAAAAGAAGAATATAATAACGATAACTATTATAGTCTTCTTTTTTACTAGAAAACAAAAAAATAATACTTAGTATAAGGGAAAGGGTTTATATTATATGCAAATTCCTGCTACTATAGATGAGTTAATAGACTGGGGTAAGAAACAAGAGATATCTTATAGAAATCTTCATAAAGAGTGTATATTAGTAGATAAACAATCTGGAGACAATATTAAGATACCATTAAATGATGTTCTTACAGACTATAGATATTTTCTACAACAATATACAATATCTATTACATTAAATGATGATGAATTAGCTTGGTATAGATTTTCACCTAAGAAGTTATCAGATACTTTATATGGAACAACAGAATATTGGTATGTCTTATTAGCTCTTAATAATTGCGTATCTAAGATAGATTTTAATAAAAAGAATTTAGTTGTATTAGATCCTAAGACTATAACTCCATTCATAAATGAGGTAATGGTATTAGAAAATATTTTAGAATAATCATCAAAACTATAACAGAATAACGAAGTAATATAGAATTTCGTTATTCTGTTATATTATTTATTTGGAACCATCATTGAGTATTATAAAATTATTAAGGAGGTAAAAATGATGAAGAGTTTCAATGAATTTATTAGTATTATCAAGAATATGGTATTGGATAATATTGGTAGTAAAGAGAGTATTGATGAAGAGCCACCAGACAAGATGGTACTACTATTAGAGAATCAGAGGAGATTAGTTAAACTATACTATCCAGATAGATTGAAAAATATATCTGAAGATATGCTTAGATATATTTTTACTAAAGCAGAAATGTATGATCCGTATGAGTTATCATATATGCTGTATGATGAATCTGATGAATTTATAGAGGAATTATCAAAAGAATTTCCAGGTGGTATGATTTACAAAGATGATAGTAAAAGATGGTTGTATATTTATGATGGTTTACCATATGCTATTTGTGGTATATGTATGACAGTAGATTTGGATAAAATTCAATAGATAAAGGAGATACGATTATGAGATTAGAAGATTTGAATGGAAATGTTACAGTAGATACGCTCAAGGTATATAATTTAGATATAGGTGATTTGAGAAATTTGCTCATATCTGAAACTAAAACTATACAAGGTATTTTAAATATGGCTAGATATACCTCGTTAGATAATATTGATGATGCTAATAGACAATTAGTTGGTACAATTATTAGTGCAGCACAATTCTTGTATACTTATGATAATTACGATACTGGTGTAAGTGATTACACATATGATGACTTATGTAAATTATATGAGTTATTTAGAGTTACATATCCTATAGGATATACGTTTCCTAATACAGTATCAGTAACATCACATAAATATCCATCACTAAGAACTTCTTCACATAGTGTGTATTCAATGGACCTTATTGGAGATGATATTCCTATTGGAGTTCACAATAAGACATTAGGAGAATGGATAAATAGAACTAAACAACTGTATGAGAATAATTGTGATGAATCTTTAGACTTCAATAATCTCAAGTTAAGCTACGATACTAAATTAAATGGTGTATCTTGCATATTTGAAGTTGAAGATAATAAGATTGTTAGAGCATTAACTGTAGGTGATGATTTCACTAATCAGTGTTTAGACATAACGAAATATGTTAAACACATGATTATAGATGATTATACAGGAACTGGTAAATTTGGATTATTGGTGAAGCTAGTGATGAATAATGATGTATTCAGTGAATTTAAAACTGATACTGGTATTGAATATAGTACGGTTGAGAGTGCAGTATATTCAATAATAAGCAATGAGGATAATATTATTTATAGAGATCGTCTTACAGCAATACCATTGAGATATACAGAAGTTGATGATGTCAGTAGTCCTCAACATCTAGCATCATTAGATATATATAATGATACAACAGATACTACCACAAGCATATTTTCACTTATCAATGATGAAGATATGGTGCATATTTTATATTACAATAGTTGTATGTGTGATGGAATTGATATAAGTATCGTTGATGAATCTATCAGAAATGTGTTAGGAAGAACTAAGGATAGATTAAATTACGAAATCGCTTATAGATTTACCGATGAGCCACAGACAACTAAGTTACTAGATGTTGAATTTAGAGTTAGGAAAAGTGGTGTTGTAATACCATATGCTATAATAGAACCAGTTAATTTTACCAATACTCCCACAATATCAAAAGTATCTATTGGTTCTATTGATAGATTAATATCATTGAATTTAAGATACAATGACAATGTTAGAATAAGATATGATGGTGTTGCATATCTGGATAAATTAGATAATAAGGACAATAAAAAATCTGAGAAGATTACAATACCATCAGTATGTCCAATCTGTGGAAATTATCTATGTACTGATAAAGATAGTGATGACTATTTTAAGTGTACTAATCCAGATTGTGGTTGTAGGAAAATTGGTAGTATAGCTGACTTCATTTATGGGTTAGGACTAAATTATATTAACCATAATACTATAACAGAGTTATACAATGCTAAGATAGTTATGTCTATAGAAGATCTGTTTACAATAAATACTAAGAAAAGGGATATGTTAAAATTGAATGGATTTACTATGGATAAAATAAATACTATAGTAGAAGAATTGAGTAGATTAAAGTCCGATAGATTTGATGATTATATCATATTGACTTCACTCAATATTGAAAATATCGGTAATAAGACTGCTAGGTTATTATGTAACAATTTCTCTATTAGTGATTTATTGAAGATAGCTTCAAATCATGATGTAGATACTCTATTAGAATTAAAAGGTATAGGTGATAAGAAAGTCAATCTAATCTTACAGAGTATTATGGATAAGAAGAATGTATTACTATACTTAACCACACATATGAATATTACTAGAACTCATCATATTGATAGTAAATTCTCAGTATGCTTTTCTAAAGTAAGAGATGTATCTTTGGAGAGAGATATATTAGATGTAGGTGGATCTATAGATGATAGTCTCAGAAAGGATACTACATACTTAGTAGTTAAGAATCATGAGGATAGTTCTAAAAAGATTAAGAAGGCATTTGATAATGGTACTAAGATTATTACCATAGATGAATTACCATCTATAATCAATATGTATAGATAATATAAAGAGAGTTAACCTAGTTTAAATATCACTAGGTTAACTCTTTCTTTTTTATAATCATAGATACTTAGTATTTAATAACTTATATATGGAGGTATTAAAAATGAAATTAAAGGTTAAGTATTTTGTAGATGATATTGATACTATTGAGAAGATCAATAATGGTGATTGGATAGATCTACGATCCGCAATGACAATTAAACTACATAAGGGAGATTATAAAGTGATACCATTAGGTGTTGGTATGATTCTTCCAGAAGGTTATGAAGCTCATATTGTTCCTAGATCTTCAGCATTTAAGAATTATGGAATCCTAATGACAAACTCTGTAGGAATTATAGATAACTCTTACAATGGTGAGAATGATATGTGGAGATTTCCAGTTTATGCTACTAGAGATACTATCATTAATAAGAATGATAGGATTTGTCAATTTAGATTAGTTAAGAATATGGAGCATATTGATATTGAGATAGTTGATAAATTAAACGATAGTAGTCGTGGTGGATTTGGATCTACTGGTAGTAATTAAATCATATTAAGGAATCTGATAATATTATCAGATTC